ACCAGGATAAATACATCCGGCTGATGGCCGAAGAATTCACAAGATAGGAGAAAAAGCTATGGCAATTTCCGAAAAGAAACCGAGTGTCAAGCTGACAGTCGGAGCGCAGTATATCTGCTTTAACACGATGGACGCGAACAATGACTGGACTGATACGTTTGAAAAGGACGTCATCAAGCTGCCGACCGTCACGCAGGTTCAGGTGACGGATAATTCTGATAGCTATGACAGCTATGCATCCGGCGCGATCTACGATTCCGATACTGAAATCCAGTCCAAGGATATTCAGGAAACTAACCTCGCATTTTCCGATACGCTTCTTGCAAAGATGCGCGGAGATGTAGTTGACGGTGGAGTTATCGTTGAGGGCAAGCTTGGAACAGTCCGTCCGTACTTTGCTTACGGTTTTGTTGTTCAGAAGAAGAATGGCGAATTGGATCTGAGATGGTATCCGAAATGCAAGCTGGTTGAGAACAGCGACAGCACGGCGACCTCTGAAGAGTCCCACAGCGATCAGACCGATGATATCACCATCCGTGCATATAGAATGGCTGATGATAAAGGCATTGCAGTCCGCGTGAACACCGGCGAGGAAGGCTATGATACCGTTACGGAAGAAGCTTTCTTTGCGGCTCCGCTTACCACGATGGACGCAGCCAAAGCGCTGAAGGGCAACGCCTGAGCATAAACACAAACGCAGAACAGGCAGGGCAGATTGACGCCTTGCCTGTTCTTTTTCTGGACAGGGAGGCAGGCAGATAGATGAGAGCAGATGAAATGGAACTGAGAGACCTTGCGGCTGACGATCTTTTTCCGATGGTTTCCCTTCTGAGCAAGGTCGGAGCGTCCGAACTGATGGAGCGGATCGGAACGGATCTGATAGAGGCGGCGAAATTTACACAGCCGGTCAGGATCGGTAAGGGCGGGAAAACTACGCCTATCCCCAAAAAAGAATGGACGGAGGGGCAGCTGCGGGCGGAAGCAAAAGCGGATGCGGCACGGTCACGTATCTTTCTGATCGGGGGCGAGACCATTCTGTCAAACTTTGGAACCTGCAAGAGCGAAATCTACAGCCTGCTGGCATCCGGATACGGCGTGAGCGTCGAGGACATCGCATCCCTCACGTTGACGGAGCTGGTTGGGCTGATTGACAGATATATCAACAGGGAAGCGTTTGGGGATTTTTTTTCGCAGGCGCTCAAATTAGTATCACACACCGGGACTTTTATTTCACGGATCAGCTTTACCGGAGGTACGGAAACGGCGTGAGAGAGATCCTGCAGATATGGGTGGACCGCGGGGAACTGAGCGAATTTGTCAGCTCCTTTTTCGATATCCTGCAGGAAGACGAGTTGATGAGGGTCTATTTAAGCAGGCCCTTTAAAAAGAACTATGCCGACTGGCGGAAGGAAGTGATGGGAGATGGCTGATCAGATCACGAGGGTGGGTCTTGAGTTTACGGCTGAGGGCGTTGAGGATTTTCAGTCCGCGCTTGAAGGCGTTACCAAGGCGACCAAGGAAAACTACAAAGAACTGAAGAATGCACAGTCTCATTACGACAAGAACACCTCCGCCGCCACGAAGCTGGCGGACAAGCAGAAGTATCTTCAGCAGCAGACCGAGGCTTACCAGAAGAAGGTTCAGGTCCTGTCCGCACAGCTGCAGGAGATGGAGAATGATGAGAACGCCAGTGAGTCGGCGGTTGCTAAGAAACGTGCTGAGGTTGAGCGGGCAACAAAGTCCCTGGGGGATTATCAGGAAAAACTCGCTTCCGTCAGTGCGGAGCTTGGGAATCACGACGCGAAGCTTGAGCGGTGGGGTGAGGCCATCCAGCGTTCAGGGGAGATAGCCGGAAAAGCCGGTAAATTCCTCACTGGTGCTGTAACCGCTCCGATCGTTGCAGTTGGTACGGCTGCGGCAAAGGGCGCATCAGAATTCGAAACTTCTTTTGCCAAGGTTGCGACAATCGCGGATGAGACAGAAGTCCCGCTTGATTCTCTGAAACGGCAGATCATCGATATGTCGAACGAAACCGGCATATCCGCGAACTCCATAGCAGAATCTGTGTACTCCGCAATTTCCGCAGGACGGTCAACCGGCGAAGCGGTTGAGTTTGTCGGACAGGCGAACAAGCTGGCGCTTGCGGGATTTACCAGCACAGAGACTGCTGTTGATACGCTTACGACTGTTATGAACGCTTACGGCGATTCTGCCGGAAGCGCAGAGGAAATCGCAAACAGGCTGATCACTACACAGAACCTTGGCAAAACTACTGTTGATGAACTTGGCGCTTCCATGGGTAAAGTCATCCCCAGCGCAGCCATGTACGGGGTGAAACTGGATCAGCTGGCATCTGCTTACGTTACGACCACTAAAAACGGTATTGCAACCGCTGAGTCCGGCACTTACATCAACAGCATGCTGAATGAGTTGGGCAAGTCCGGCACGACTGCCGCCAATACACTCAAGGACAAAACCGGAAAGTCATTCTCTGAACTGATGGCAGAAGGCAAGAGCCTCACTGATGTGCTTGATGTTATATCTTCAGCGGCGGAAGAAAACGGCAAAACCATGGCTGACATGTTCGGATCACAGGAAGCCGCAAAAGCAGCCGCAACACTGACACAGCACGCTGAGGATTTCAATGGTGCGATGCAGTCAATGGGAAGCTCTGCCGGAGTTCTGCAGCAGGCTTTTGAGAAGGTTGACAGTACAACTCAGCGGACGCTTGCAAAATCCCTGAACGAATTAAAAAACACATCGATCGAACTGGGTGGGGCAATCCTTAAAGCGGCGGCTCCTGCAATTGAACAGTTCGGCCAGATGGTCGGAAAACTCAGCGCATGGTTCCAGAGCCTGACTCCGGCACAGCAGGAGTTCATCGTCAAGATTGGTGCAATCGCTGCCGCAGTCGGACCATTACTGATTGTGTTTTCAGTGCTTGCCAATAAAGTCGGCGGCGTTATGACGAAGTTGGGTGAATTGGGCGGCATTACAGGGATGGTATCAAAAGCGATCGGCTTCCTGTCGTCGCCTGTCGGCATCGCAATAGCTGCTATTGCGGCCCTGACTGCAGCAGGTGTTCTGCTGTATAAGAATTGGGACAAGGTCAAAGAAGCTGCCGGCAAACTTGGCGAAGGTATTAAAAATGCCTGGGGCAAAGTCAAAGACTGGACAGCTGAAACGTTTGGCCCGATCGGCGATAAGGTCAAGGAAGCATTCGGGCCTGTTGGAGAAGCGATCAGCGGGGTCTGGGATAAGGTCAAAGGTGCATTTGGCCAGATCGAAATTCCTGCTCCTCTGACAACTGCATGGGATGGACTTGTCGGAATCGCTACAAGCATCTGGGACAATATCAAAGGCGTATTCACCGGAGAAATCAGCGTCGGCCAGCTTTTGACAAATGCGTGGGATGGACTTACAGGGATTGCGTCCAGTATCTGGGGATACGTAAAAGGCGTATTCACTGGTGAAATTCCCCTTCCGGGATTCCTTACTAGCGCATGGGATACGATCCAAAGCACAGCTGAAAATCTCTGGGCAACAATTACCGGAGTTTTTTCAGGTGAAATCAGTGTCGGCGAAGTTGCGACAGGCGCATGGGATTTGATCACTTCCACTGCGCAGAATCTTTTCCTGACGGCGAAAGGATATTTCGAAAGCGCTGCGCCAACTGTAAAAGCAGTAGTCACTGACGCATGGACGACAATCACAGCAACAGCTTCCGGTCTGTGGAATGCTGCGAAGGCCTGGTTTGAAAACACAGCCCCGACTGTCAAGGCTGTCATAACATCTGCGTGGGATACAGTCAAGGAGAAGGCGCAGAGCATTTACATCGGTGCGAAAACTGCTTTTGAAGGCGCCGCTCCTGTCGTTAAGGCGGTCGTTGTAGATGCATGGTCGACAATAACCTCAAAAGCCCAGAGCCTGTATCTTGGCGCAAAAAAAGCATTTGAGGGTGCTGCCCCTGTTGTCAAGGCGGTCGTTGTAGATGCATGGTCGACAATAACCTCAAAAGCCCAGAGCCTGTATCTTGGCGCAAAAAAAGCATTTGAGGGTGCTGCCCCTGTTGTTAAGGCGGTCGTCACGGATGCATGGTCAACGATCACGACAACAGCATCGACACTGTGGGCTTCGGCAAAGAATACTTTTGAAGCAGTAGCACCTGCAGTACAGGAAATTTCAACAGCTGCCTGGGATGGGTTGGAAGGCCTGGCAGAAACTGCGTGGGAAGCAGTCACGGACTTTTTCTCAACAGCCACAATTACACTCCCTGATTTCAGTGAGGTGGCGAGAGGAGCATTCAACAAGATCAAAGATGTTGCGTCGGAAGTCTGGGGAGCTATCACAAGTATCTTTAGCGGCAAGGGCGACGAAGAAAACCCTGTAACGGAAGTATCTGGCGCAACCGAGGAAATGACGCAGGCCTTTGCCGATGCGAAACTGAAAATCAACGAGGTTGATACTTCGGAGGTCACGAAAGCAAATGAGTTTGTGAAAGCTTCAATCCTTGCGTGGACAGAATTCATGGACAACTGTAAGCTGGTTCTTCCTGCTGTACAGACGCAGTCGCTTACGGTGGCAAAGGCAGCAGTAGCATCTGCCGTGAATACTATGAAAACCTCCATGACGTTCACGTGGGAGCTTCCGAAGCTCACGACCACGGCGCTGGACACTGCAAAACAGGCAGTCAGCACGGCAGTTTCCGAGATCAAGAAGGCTATGAATTTCTCATGGTCGCTTCCGCCGCTGCACGGATCACTGCCGGTTATATCTGTCAGCATGCAGACGGCAACATCTTCCGATGGGAAGACATCCGTAAGTTACCCGAGCCTGAGCGTCAGCGGGTACACGAACTTTGCACAGGGCGGTATTCTGACAAGGCCGACGCTGTTCGGTATGGTTGGCGGAAATGGCGCTGTAGGCGGGGAGGCCGGAGCGGAGGCGGTGCTGCCTCTGAAGAAACTGTGGTCGGAAATGGACAAGCGTTTCGGCGACGGATCCCAGCGGCCCATCAACATATATGTTGATGGCAGCAGGTCACCGGAGCAGACGGCGCAGGAAGTCGCGAGAATTCTGAGAAGGGAGCTGAGAATGGCGAATGGCTAATTTACACATATCAGTCCAGAGTGCAAAAACCTCTGTCGTAAAGGCCAACAATGGCCGTCAGACCGTCCTTGTTTCCCGCGGCATCCAGAACGCCGTGAACAATGACGGCGGCTCTGCCTCTCCTGTGCCTAGCAGTCTTTCGGCACTGACTCCGGGAATTCAGACGGTTATCGGAAACATCAACTCCGGAGCATATCAGTCATCCTCCGGAGATAACAAAGGCGGACCAGGATCGATGATGTCGAATAGCACTAGCCCGCCGACCGGATTGACCGTTTACAGGAACGGCGAAACATTTAAATGTTCATGGAAACTGTCGGAACTGGGCTATGAACTCGGCCAGGAATTTAAATATTCCGTCAACGGCCGGAAATTTGTATCGGTCTCGATCAGCCCGGCTCAGACAAGCATCACGCTGAAACCCGGAAGGGGAATTTCGACATTTACCTTCTGCGTCAGAGGGCGTGCAAGGAGATATATCCGGACAAAAGCACAGCCGTGGGATGAAGACTATGAACAGTATGAGCATGACCGTATATATGGCCTGATGGGATTTGGCTATCGGTATACGCCGTCAAAGTCACAGAAAAACACAGTTACCCTGGACATGGACTGGTCGACGTGGGCGGAATACACATGGAATATCAATGACTTTGCTCCGGCTCCGGAGATCGAGTTTGAGCTGAAGGCATCGAACAGCGGGGAATTCAGCTGGAGCGCGGAAGGCGAGGAGACAGGGAAGAAAGTCATTGAAGGGATCCTCTGGCAGAGCATTTACGTGCATAACGCTGCGGACGGCGCGGATCTGGATTGGAAGAACTGCGAGAAGGGGCAGAGCAAGGCTGAAAAATCCAAATCAAGCGGAAGCAAAACCTATGTTGAACCTTCCGCCACAGACGGCGGCGTCAGATGGCTGCGGGCGGCTTCCCTGACTCCGATCGGATACGGCGAATGGGTGTATGAGAATCATGCTTACGCAATTCCGCATCCGGCACAGCTGAAAAGCGCGTCTGCAAAAGCGATATCAACCGGGGTGATGAACATCACCACGAATTTCACGATCAACAGAAACAACCAGTATCCGATCGATTCGGTAATAACACAGTTCGCAAAGGTTAAGCCGGGTCCCGGCTGCAGCTGCCCGGCGGGCGCGAGCTGGTCGGACGGGCTGGAAACGGCCCCGCTCGGAAACACAGATAAGCATTCGTTTAATGCTGAAGTCGGGCTTGGCTATGATGAATGCATTTTCGCCAGAGTCCTGACAAAACATGATGAAAATATCGGCTTTTCCCAGGTGCTGCTTGCGCTGAAGGGGAAGCTGTCAACGCCCGGGACACCGTCGGCGAATGTTTCCGTTCAGAACGGAACGGCGACGATCACGGCAGATAACCACTCGGGCGTTTCAGACGCCTTTCTGGCAGTCTACTATCGTTCGGTGAATGAGCCGAAGGCGGAAATTGTAGTCGGGATTATTGCCCCGGGGCTGTCACGGACGACTGTGATTATCCCGGAGCTGAAAACTGTTCCCACGTACACGTTCGGGGTCAGGGCGATCGTCGGCAGCTATAAGGCGCAGTCGAGATCTGACGGAATGAGCGCCTATAAGGTCACAGCCCTGATGACTTCAGACGCCACATGGGTATCCGGCGTAAGCGCCAGACCGCCTGCAAATGTGGCGGCAGCGCTGGTATCCCCCGGAACGGTCCGAGTGACCTGGGACTGGTCATGGAGCGTGGCCACCTCCGCAACGCTTGCCTGGGCAGATCACGAAGATGCGTGGGAATCCACGTCTGAGCCGCAGACTTACGATATCCAGACGGCGAAAGTGACCGCCTGGAATATTTCCGATCTGGAAATGGGCAAGACCTATTGGGTGAGAGTACGGCTGAACCAGGAGACCGATGAAGGCGATACCATCATCGGGCCGTGGTGCGACGCGGTTGAGGTGGATCTGGGATCAGCCCCGAGGAAACCTATTCTCGAAGCGTCCAGACTGGCAAGATCTTCCGAACAGTCCGTAACTTTATCCTGGTCATATGAAAGCACCGACGATACGGAACAGACCTATGCGGAAGTGATCGAGTGCGAGGTGAACGGGCTGATCATTACAAACGGCTCTGAAATCGCGCATGCGGAGTCTGAACACGGCGTCACGATCACACCCGATTGGGGGCCGGACAGTACGCACTATCTGCGGGTAAGGACGATGTCCGAATCCGGGCATCAGTCAGAGTGGTCGGATCCGGTCAGTATCTACACCGTAGCGCCGCTTGAGGCGAGGATCACCGGCACGTCACTCCGGTCTTCTCTGACGGAAGACGACGGCGTTCCGGTTCTTGCGGTCATGCCGCTCAGCGTCACTGTGGCCGGAGCCGGAACGACAGGAATTGTATCGGTCAGTATCATCCGGGATTCCGAGTATCACATCTTCAGGCCTGACAATTCCGTCAGAGACGGATATGAGGGCGAAACAATCGCATCATACTATCAGGTCGGCGATGGTGAAATCCTCATCGGTTTCGAGGCCCTTCTGGGATCCCTTGACGATGGGGCACAGTACAAAATCGTGGCGACTGTATCGGATGATTACGGTCAGTCATCAAGCGCAGAGCTTCCCTTCCGCGTCGAGTGGCGCCACAAGGCAGGTCTTCCGAAAGTGGAAGTGGAGGCGGATTTCCGCAAACTGATCTCCAAGATCAAGGTGACAGCGCCGGCCAACTACCAGGAAGGCGATGTGGTGGACATTTACCGGCTCTCAGCTGACAAGCCGGAACTTATCGTGAGCAACGGGCAGTTCGGGCAGACCTATGTGGATCCTTATTCCGCGTTCGGCGTGCTCGGCGGGCACCGCATTGTTGCGAAGTCCGCAAACGATGACTATGTGACGGAAGACGGCCAGCTGAGCTGGATCGACACGACACTGTCCGGAGATGATTACATCGGGGAGACAGGCGTTGTGATCGACTTCGGCGGGCTTCAGCTGACGCTGCCGTACAACAACAGCATCGGCAGCAGCTGGAAGAAGGACTTTGAACGGACTGTCTACCTGGGCGGTGCCGTCCACGGCGACTGGAATCCGGGCGTCACAAGGGATATGACCATCACCTGCGACGCAACCAGGCGGACGGAGCTTGACACGATTGCGCTGGTCAGGAGACTTGCGGAGTATACCGGCATCTGCCATGTAAGGACCCCGGAAGGATCTTCCTTTGATGCTGATATACAGGTAAGCGAGAATACTCCTTACGATAAGATGAATGTCACGTTCGATTTCGCGATCCAGAAGATCGACCCGCAGGGTTATGCGGGCGTCACCCTGGAAGAGTGGACATCCAAGGGAGGGACAACATGAACTGGAAAAAGGGGTTCAGTGCCTCCTTCTCAATGAATTTTGTGGATCCCGTCACTTGGCGGGATCTCAAGACAACAGATTTCACGGCAGGCACAATCTCCCGGTCGACAGATGACCTGATGCAGTCAGCCGATTTCGATATGACCGAAAGCCCGGGGGAGAGATGGGTGCGTGTGTATGTCACTACCCTGCAGGCCGGCGGCGGCGCGCATATCGCTCTTTTCACCGGCCTGACCTCGGCCCCGCAGGAAGTCATGGACGGCATCAGGAAACATTATTCGGTTGAGTGCTATTCAACCCTGAAGCCTGCCGCGGACGTGCTCCTGCCCCGCGGCTATTTTGCCGCGGAAGGCGTGGACGGCGCGAGACTGGCGGCAGAGCTTCTGCGTGTCGGCCCTGCGCCGGTGACATACAAGATAAACGGACCGAAGTTGAAAGAGGCGATCGTTGCCGAGGATGATGAGACGAATTTCTCAATGGCCCGGCGGCTGATTGACGCCATCGGCTGGATGATCCGGATCGGCGGCGACGGGTCCATTTCAATCGAACCTTATCCGGAAGCAGTTTCCTCAAAGTATGATGCTTTCGAGGACGATGCGGTGGAGCCGCAGGTTACCAACACTTATGACTGGTATTCCTGCCCGAACTGCTTCCGGGCGATCAGCGGGGACCTGGTGGAAGAGGTGAAGGACATGGACCCGAACAACTCCCTGTCCATTCCGTCCCGCGGGCGGGAAATCTGGCAGCAGGAGACATCCGTTACCCTGGGCGACGGGGAAAACCTTTATGACTACGCCCGGCGGAGGCTCGCGGAACTGCAGTCACCGGGACGGACGATAAACTACACCCGCAGATACAACCCCGACATTCTGCCGGGCGATCTGGTGCGGCTGCACTATCCGAAAAACGGAATCACCGGCGTTTACCGGTCGCGGTCCCAGACGATCACGATCGGGCATGGCTGCCGGACAGAAGAGGAGGCGACCTATGAGCGGGCTTAGAGCAATGACGGTCAAATCCCTTTCCAGCACACTGCGGGAAAACCGGGCAAAGACAAAGGCTTATGACACCAGGGCAGAGGTCACGCGGGTGGTTGGGAATACCGCTTACGTGCATATCCCGGGCGGCGTGGAAGAAACTCCGGTCGCTCTTACGATCGGCGCAAAGAAAGGTGATACCGTCCAGATCCATGTGGGCGGCGGCAGGGCCTGGATAACCGGGAATGTCACGGCTCCGCCTTCCGACGATACGAAGGCGATTGAGGCAGTCACGAAAGTCAGTGATAACCTCGGAACGAAGATCAGGAAAGTCGAGACGGAGCAGGTTGACGCCTCACAGGCGTCTGCATTAATCGCGAATATGCAGAGCAGGGTAAACGAAGTCACGAGAATGGTGACTGAGTTTAACACTACCAAGGCCAATGCAAACGGAGACGATATCATTGACCT